ACGGGCTTCTTTATCACCCTACCAAAGCGAGAACGAGTGCTAACAGTCATTATTATAACTTTAAGCGGCTATCTGTTTAAGTATCTTTAGGATGTAGTTTTTCTACTATTTTAGATGGTAATACGTGCACCCTCGCTTTACTTTTAGTGCAAATAGGGCATTTCTGTTTTATTTGGTTTTTACTGACGGTGTATGACATAGTTTTATTCTCTTGATGCTCTCCTGAGATTGTTTCACAATAATTAGATGTGGTTAACACTAAAAAATTATTTTTACTTCGTGTTACATTGACTACATGTGTATCACCGTTGCATTTCATGAATTTGTTAATAAACTTTTCGAGTTCTGGTTTGGCATCACTTTGTTTGATTGGAGGCTTTTCGACAAACTTTTTAATTTCTGGACACTTTGTCAGTGTTTCATTTTTAGGGTAAAGTTTATCAATAATATCATTTGTTAATTTATGTCTTCTACCACAAAAGTATTCACAAAAGCCATCACGCCTTCCCCTGATTGTTTCGTGTCGACTGAAACATTTTTGGAGAATCTCTCTTCCACTTATGATGAACCACACATGATTCGATCCATGATTTCTTTTTACGTTTTCACAATATCTAGAAGTTGTCGCTGCGAAATACGTTTCTTTGTTTTTGAATAGTTTAGTGATGTATGCACCCCCTTGACCCTCCATATTTTTTCGAATAAATGTTTCTATATTGTGTTTCAATTCTTCATCATAAATTTCATTATTCATTTGATCATCCGAAAAAGAACATTCTTTTATTTTTAAAGATACAGAAGGTGGCTCTACCGTAACGGTTATGGGTGCATTGGTTCGAACGGCTGACATTTTAAGAATTTCAACGGTTGGTTCCTGACCTATTCTCACGAGAGAACCATCTTTGTATATGAAAACTGGAAGATATGCCAGTTGGTCTATTCTACCATTATCACATTCCGCACAACCGTGGCCACCGCAAGCATCGTGTTTCGCTCTTTTATGAGACCACGGCATTCTAAATCCACTCCCCTTTGTCTTTCTACGTGCGTCACCGTATACAGATGAATCGATAATCTCATTCCAATCCATATTACTCTTAAATTTTGAGAGGGACACGAGAATATGTTCACGGAGTGCGATAGCGGATATCTGATCAACCACAAACCCTGACCAGTTAAGGTGCACACCAGTTTTAATTAGGTCACCGGACGGCTTAGGTGGTGAGACAGAAACGAGACACTCTTTACCACCGTGCAAATTTACCGTCTCACAAATAACTTTAGAAATGTCCTGAATCTCATTGATTCCCAGGGATTCTGGATCTTTATAATCGATATCCACGAAAAAGTTATACGTCTCACTCTTTTGTTCGACGACGTAAATCTTTTCACCTGATTTTACAGCCTTGATATACATATCGTAAAATTCATTCAATCTATCAAACGGCACAGAGAGTTTACCCCCGTCCATGAGCACGTGTGATAGATTGGTAGCATTATTGAATTTTTGGGACCAATTCTTAAACATACCTTATTATTGTTCATCACCTCTAAACCACTTCATACAGGAAACGTCCTGGTATTCTTTTGTTTTAGAAAGTTCCTTCTTAAAGGTTAATAATTCATATACTGTTTTTTCTTCATTTTGTTTGAACCATTCCTCAATCTCCTGGTCACACATACCCCTATTCTTTTCAAGTAGATCACCAATCTGTCGTAGAATGAAAGCCTTGGACTTCATTATTTAATAGAGAAGGTTTTTCTATTATGAGAACTTATACACGCGTAGAATTGCGGATTTCTCAAAACATTATCTATAATGAGTTTCCAACGTTTACGTGAGTTAAATTCCTCTAGGGTATCATAACTCATGTAATCGTTTTCGTCGTGGGTCTTACGAATGGGTTGATTGTTCATCTTTTTAATTTGTGTCTTGTGTTTTTCTTCATAGAATTTTCGTATTTGGGTTTGTTGTTCTGATCGGTTATAATTAACGAAAAATATGTACACGTTATATTCGAGCTCCACCGTTGGACTCTCCCTGACTGTAAACTTAAATTCTGTATACTCACCATTCTTGAGGGAGACAACTCCCCGTGTCTCCTCCTCCAATTCTCTTAGGGCACATCTCAAGGGATTGAATATTTCTCTCCTCCTGCATCCACCTGTGACGAAAATCCAATCCTTGAAGCGCCAATCCCTTACGGTGAGAAACCGAGGTTTCCCATCTATAAAGCTAACCGGTATTGCAATCGCCTTGTACTTTTTCATTGCGCATTCGCAAGTTATAATAAGGCGATATGTTTATTCCTCGGATTTTTCCTCTTTGACCTCCTCATTCACCACCTTCTCTTCCGGGACGGACTCCGGAGGGGCACTCAAGTGCCTGACGACCTGAGTCGAAAAATTCTTAAAGCCATCAATATCCTGCTTGGTCTTGTTCAACTCTTTAAACAGAAAAATGAGGCCTAAAACACATACGATAATACCCACGATGAGAAGGGTATCTTTATTTACTGGAACCATTATACCTAAAAATATCCTTTTCTTTTTAAGCAATTGCACCCATCTTGGTTTTACCAGGACTCGTGGGGCAATCATAAGGAGTCTGAGCGAATTGGACGGCTTCGTAATGCGCATTTTCACACGATTTAGCTGTCGATGGGGACGCCTGGGGCTGACCGACAAATTTTTCGAGTGTCCTGGAGTTAGGATCGTACGTCAATACAAAAACGATGGCGAGGAGGAAGACAATCTTCCAAAGCATTGTTTACTATTTAGTTAGAATATAAAAGACCACCCATACCATTCTCAATACGGAGAACGTTGTAGTTCACGGCGTAAATGTCATCCGAAGAATTGAGTGTGTCGTTGATGATGCGAGCCGAGTCAAGTCGACTGAAATTGAGGGTGCCGGTAGGCTGAAGCTTACCAGTTTCGAGGCAGAAGGGGTATGTGAACAGATTGGCCCCTGGGGTAGAGTTACCGTGGGAGGTGTGGTAGTAGAGAGGAACGGATGTAAAGTTGGGGTTAGCAAACTTGTAATCAGCAACGTCAGTGCCGTTAATCTGAAGCTTAAGCTTATTAGTGTCACCGAGCATGGTCACACCGCTGCTATTACCAGCCGCCAAGTATTTGACTGGGTGATTGAAGTTAAGCTCCTGCATCTTGGCACCGGATCCGACAGCCTTCTGGACCTGTGTGATGAGCATATTGAGGGGTTGGGAGGCGAAGACCTCACGCTCCTGGGTGTCGAGATAGGCATAGTTGGCGTAGACCTCCCACTTGTAGGTGGTGGCACCCGATCCCCAAGTGATGCGAAGCTCGACATCGTGGTACTGGAGAGCGATGAGGGGGAGGGCAGTCTGCCAGTTTTCACAGAAAGCAAAGCGGAGAGGGTAGAAGCGCTCATCCGTGGAACCACCGTAGAGATTACCAGCAACTGACTTGGAAGAGGAGGTCGCCGAAAGGGTAGGGGCGATGAGGGTGGAATAAGTCGAGTCCTGATCATCAATAACTTGACCCCCCACTAGAAGCTCCACCTTGGAGATGGCGGTGGTCCAATCGGGAACAACGTTGGACTGGGTGCCATCAGACTTGATGGGCATGAGGTAGACATAGTTGAGCATATCACCTTTGCGCTCAAAGCGGACGGTGGACATACCACCATTCGAGACGTTGCCCTGAATGACCTGACGCTCGACAGTTTGGGAAAAATTCGTATGACGTTTGTAGGTAGACCTAAAAAAGCTGACCTCAGGTTGGCCAACCAGGTGCACATCCTGAGCACCGACGGCTACGAGTTGGGCAATACCACCAGACATTTTATAATATAGTGAGAGTTTATTTTTAAGTGAGGGACGAATCCGAAGGATTCCCTGCTTAGATACGGGAAACTTTTTCTTACAAACTGGGACTCGGTCCACTTTGGAGGAAATTTACAAATCATCTGTATAATTAGGATATACCTTTTTTACTTCAGTATATATTTGTTTGTGTAAGTTATCCACGTTATCCATTGCGACAAAAACACGATTCTTTTCAACGGGTTCTTTATTATTAATCCTAGCCTCTTTAGATATATAAACACGTTTGTCTGCTTCGACGTCGTAGTTATAAGACTCTAGACCAGATTTCGAAATTTGTATGTTGTCGATATTCACGTAAAGTCCGGAAGTTACAAACCCATTTACATTCGTATACTCTTCTGAAACAATGATTCCCATTTATAGTATAGGTAGACTTTTTTTTTACATTTCAATTGCAGTCCATTTGTAATTGCGATTCGTACCGAAAGTGAATTTAAGTATACTACTAGAATCGGTATAAAGTGTGGGAGTGTTCGTCTGCGATGCATTGGACCACAACACCGTCATGTGAGGGTATGGATATTGATACCCTGCACTACTGTAAAATTTACGAAGTCCAAAAATCCAAGCTCCGGAGTTTGCTCCAGAACCACTGTTGACGGTGACAAAAAACAGAACGAACCCACCTCCAGCGCCT